AAGTAGACCTTCGCACACCGGCGAATAGTAGACCTGGAGCTGATGGCTATCCAGGAGCTGGGCTTATAGCTTGGAAACTCTGGGGTGGAGATGAGGGACGGCGCTGGTCCCAGAAGCTTGTTGATGCGATGAACAGCAGGGATGAAAGCAAGGCAGAACCAGACGAGTTAGAGGTTGGGGATTTTGTTTCTTGGAATTCTTCGGGAGGCAGAGCAACCGGCAAAATCGAACGCATTGTGCGCAACGGAGTTATCAATGTTCCGGATAGTGATTTCGAAATTACTGGCACGCCAGAAAATCCAGCCGCGCTAATTCGTATTTATCGTAATGAGGGAATGTCGTTTTCCCGAACAGACGTTTTGGTAGGTCATAGATTTTCTACTCTCAGACTGATTGACAAGCCAGATATGAGTGACGAAGACGAAGACGAAGAAGAGGACGGCCTCAAAAAAGATATTTACACCGACATGCCCGAAGGCAATCCTGGTTCGTTTGGGACACCAGAACGTCCGGGTGTTGTTGGTCGTCAACCACGCCGCCGCCGTCGAACAGATGAAGGTAAGCCATACCGTATTTCAAGCAACGCCAATGGGTGTAGCGGATACGCAGTTATTAAAGAGGGCGAAAACACACCGGTTCCTGGTGGATGCCATCAAACCCTTGCTGAGGCTCGCAGTCATATGGCGGCTCTTTATGCAGCAGAGACACAAGACAGCAAACAAGAGGATTTAGTACCTCATCAAGATGAAATGATTGAGGGAATTGCGGAGCAAGAAGAGAGTGGCTTGACTCCTCGTCAGTTCACCATGTATGACCTTTTTGAAACAATGGCAGAAGAGTTTGGTAAGTGGGACCAGACCGCTGGCCCCGATGGAGCGCATTACGCATCTGCGGAAACAAACCCATTTAAGGAAAAAGGTTTGATGTGCATGAACTGCGCTTTCTTCCAGGGTGGAAAGCGTTGCGAAATTGTTGATGGTGAAATTGAACCAGAAGCAATTTGTAAGCTTTGGATTATCAAAGAAGAACTCATATCTGAAAAATCAGCAACCATAAAAGAGCTTGACAAAAAAGATAATGAAGTCAAGGCAAGCGGCGGACCAATTCCAAGTCATTCATCGGCTGTTTCGGATTCAGAAAATCTAAATCGTCAAGCGATTCTTTCTGTTCGTTCACCAGCGGACAAAGATTACTACAGCAAGATTTTCGCCTATCAATACCCAAATACAGAAGGCGACCGAAAGACTCATTACACTTTCATTCATCATTTTGTATCGGAAGATGGGCGTGCAGGAGCTGCAGCCATGTCTGAACTTAGAGTTCAAATGTCCGTACTAAACGGCGGAAGAACCGGTACAACTTTACGCGGTGAAGATAGAAAATCTGTGTACAGACACCTGGCTCGCCACTACAGAGATTTTGGTACTAAGCCACCGACACTAAAGTCGGATTCATATGTGGATAATTTGATGATTAAAAATGGTATTATCAAAACTCCATTGACGAAAGAAATTGCTTAACATGGAAAAAGAGACAACAGATAATCTTGAATTAAAAAAATCTGGCCCAAATGGTCGGGCTGTCTCAACCCACAAGACCGAAATCAACATGGATTCTCCTTGGGACAGAACAGCCCAATACAAGAACATCACATCGCCTTCCTCGATTTCGTATTACGACGACATTTTTGCTTATCAAACGCCAAACACTGATGGCGACAGAAAGACCCACTACAGCTTTATTCATCATTTTGTTGATTCTGATGGCAAGCCTGGGGCGGCTTCGTTCAGGGCTTTGTCCTCAGCCATAGCTGTTTTGAACGGTGGTCGGTCTGGGACGATTCTTAGGGGTGCTGCCCGCGAAGGCGTCTATAGGCACCTGGCCGCCCATTATGCCGATGCAGATATGCCAACTCCGGAACTTAAATCAGATGAGGACGTGGATGCGCTAATGTTATATAAGGGATTAATAACCGAACCCATCAACGAGGTAAGTATGAGCCACGAAAATAGCTATTTTAGCCGCAAAAGCCTTATTGACATTGGGGTTAAGGTTGAATGGGAAGACAGTGGGACCCTTTATAAAGGTCTAGTTGTTGAGGCAAATGATGATGACGCCCTTATTGAACTCCTGGATGACGAGGACAATAAATTAGATGAGCTCATTCTTTTGGGCTATGCTGAAATTTCGGCTACCGGCGATATCCAATCGGACTATAGCTTAGCTGCACAGGAAGAAAAAGCAGACTATAATAATGTGACTCAAGACGAGGAGAATTCGATGGATACAATTAGCGCTGAACTTGAAGCAAAAATTAGTGAACTTGTTGCCAAGCACCTCAGCGAGGCCTTGAAGCAATTGAGCCCATCTCAGGAAGTAGTTGAAGCCGAAGTTGCGGCAACAGAGGAAGTCATTGATGTTAAAGCATCAACAGATGAACTTGTGGAAGATGTAAAAGAAGCGCCAGTTGCAGAAGTAGCAGCTGAGGAAGTCGTTGCAGCTGAAGAGCAAGTTGCTGAAGCTGTTATTGAGGCTGAGGTCAAAGCAGAAGAAACAGTTGAAGCAGTTGAAACCACAGAAGAAGTTGCTGCTCCAGCTGTTGAGAATTTCTCGATTTCATACTCGGAGCTAAAAGAATTCCATCAGCTCCTCAAAGAAATCGCACAATAGACCTTTAATCTGTCCTATACTTGACTCCACGGGCGGACCGTGGAGGACCGATGAAGCTAAAAGATGAATTTAATGCTGAACTATCACGCACAAAATCAACCAAGATGGATTCACTATTAGAAAAATTAAGTAAAGAAGATAGAGAATATTTAATAAGCGTTTTAAAGAATCCAGAAATCCCAACCCGTCTGATTGAGAGGGTTTTAAAAAAGAAAGATATTCAATGTGGCAAATCAGCCATATTGCATTGGCGCAGAAATAACGGTGTAAAAATTATTAACGTCACAATGATGGGGGAGTAACGTGAGCCTTAAAGAAGATTTAAATTCCGAAATACAAAAATCAAAGTTAAACAAAATTACAGAACTATTAGAGCGTTCTGGAATTCCAATCGACGACATTGGCTCAGTAAGTAAAGTCAAAATTTCTGAGTGGCAAGGTTTGACAAAAGATGAAGATGGTACAGCCCAGATTCATGACCTAGGTGGAATGTCGATAGCAATTCACCCAAAGTGGCATGAAGGACCGGCTTGGCCTGTTGTACAACAAGCACAGCCAATTAACATCAAATCTTTTCCTAAAACAAAAAGTGTCAAGACTGAATTTAAAACTGCAGTAATTTTGCCAGACCCACAAATTGGTTTTCGTTTGTATGAAGATGGGACGCTAGACCCATTTCACGACGAAAGGGCAATGAACCTTGCGCTTAAGTTGGTCAGATATTTAAACCCTGATGTGGTTGTTAATTTGGGCGACTTCTTGGATTTTCCAGAATTTGGAAGATTTGAGCAAGAGCCAATGTTCGCAAGGACAACCCAAGCCTCAATTGATAGAGGTTATAAATTTCTTTGTGAGCAAAGAGCTAACGCTCCAGACGCCAAAATAGTTTTACTTGAGGGCAATCATGATAGGCGTATCCAGAAATCAATTCTGAAAAATGCTGCTGCCGCTTTACATTTGAAGAGAGCCGAAGCTCCAGAAGAATGGCCTGTAATGAGCGTGCCGTTTTTATTGCGTCTTGACAGCATTGATGTTGAGTATGTTGACGGATATCCGGCCGGCATTTTTTACCTAAATGAAAACTTGGCCTGCGTGCACGGTGACAAAGTTAGGTCTAACGGTTCAACTACTAAGGCAGTAGTTGACTCTGAAAGAATCTCAATTATCCATGGTCATATTCATAGAATTGAACAGACCTACATCACCCGCAGAACTTTTGATGGTGCAAAAACATGGTTTGCGGCATCGCCTGGCTGTTTATGCAGGACCGATGGTGCTGTTCCTTCCGTTAAGGGGTCGACCGACTCGTTTGGTAGACCGATAAACGCAACGGAGAACTGGCAACAAGGTATGGCTGTCGTAACCTATAAGGAAGGCAATAGCAAGTTCCAGCTTGAGATGGTCCCTATCTTTAACGGTGAAACTATTTTCCGCGGCGAACTATTCTCAGCTGACGAATAGGATGGATAGCGGCGAACCGTTCTTCCAAGAGAACGACCTTAAATTCCCGGTTATAACTGTTTCAATATCTTACGATGACATAAATGAACCGATTCGCGTTGATTTAGGCTCGGTTCCGCCATTCATAGCATGCGCCGTACTTGAAAAGGTTATTTCTGTATTGCGGGCAGTCTCTCCTGGTCCAACGGTCGCATTTAGGGGCGGACTCATTACGGATGCGCGTCGACCCAACGACATCACCTGGGAGCAATTTTTTCAGGCGTTCATAGATGACGACGGCGATGAGGATGAGAGTTAAAAAAAGAAGCTGGTAAATCTATTAGCCCCTGCTTGACAGAAGATTTTACTTAGACCATAATTGTCAATACGAGGTGCTTACCTTGTGTCCCTTCCTATAAACAAAAATACTCTAAAGGAGTTAATAACATGGCTTATGACAGCCGATTGAAGGAACTTAAAGGTGCCCTCAAGAACGTAATCGCCGAGAATGACTCAATTGTCATGCACGTCGAGAGCAATCGCGAAGAGGGTGCTTCAGAAGTTCAAGCAGAAGTAAAGCACGTAGAAGCATTCCGCTCGAATCTTGCGAAAGCACGAGAGATTCGCGCAGAAATCGAAGCACTTGAAGGACTTAGCGAAGTCAAGAGTTGGGCAACTGGTTCAGTAGCTCCAGCACAGACCAGCAAAGTTGACTTCTCGTCCAGTGACTCACGCAAGTCAATTGGTCAGCGCTTCATCGATTCAGATGAGTTCAAGGCAATTGGCAATGGCCGCAATGGTTACACCATGCAGGCTCCATTCCAGGCCAAGGACGTATTCACCGCAATGCCATCAGGTACACCTGGCGACTTCGGTGCAGTACAACGCGAAGGCATCGTAGACCGCGCAAAGCGCGTTTCGCGAGTACGTGACTTGTTCAACGTGCAGCAAACAAATAGCAACATGATTGAGTACTTCCGTGTAAGCGGTTTTACAAACAATGCTGCTACTGTTTCTGAGCGCTCAGGCACACCAGAAGTATTTACATCAAAGCCACAGTCGTCAATGACTGTTGTTGGTGTACAGGCTCCAGTACGCACAATTGCTCACTTCGAAGTTGCTCACCGCAACGTTCTCGAAGACGAGCCAACATTGCGTGGAATCATCGACAACGAATTGCTTTACGGCCTTCGCTTGACAGAAGATGACCAGATTCTTAACGGCAACGGCTCGGGTTCAAACCTGACCGGTATCCGTAACGTATCGGGCGTCCAAACTCTCAACTGGTCGGCAGGCGTAGTTGGCGATACTCGCATCGACGCAATCCGTCGTGGTATCACCAAGTCGCTCCTTGCATACTATGAGCCAACAGGCATCATTATGCACCCGAACGACATGGAAGACATCGAACTGACCAAGGATGACGAGAACCGTCACATCATGGTTATGTCGGTATCAATCGGTGCAGAAGCACGTTTGTGGCGCTTGCCAATCGTCAGCACACCAGCAATCACTGAAGGCAAAGTCTTGATTGGCTCCTTCGGCGTTGGTGCAACACTGTACGACCGCATGGAAGGCACAATCCGTGTTGCTGAGCAGCACAGTGATTTCTTCGTACGAAACGCAGTAGCCGTTTTGGCCGAAGAGCGCATTGCTCTTGCTGTTAAGCGCCCAGAGTCGTTCGTTGAGGTAACTCTTAACAACGCTCCAGTCGCTCCTTAATAGCGATTAATTAATAAAGCTTTAGCCCCACGCCCCTAGCAATAGGAAAAGCGTGGGGCTTTTGCTATTACCCGGTTCTTTTGATATAGTGAATAAATCATGCAAGTAGTATCACCAAAAGATATTTTTGAACAAGTCAATGGTGAGCTCGTCAAGGTAGCAAGAAAAGGCGAGCGCATCAGCATCGAGCAAGCAAAGAAGTACAAAATACTTCCAATCGCTTCTTCCGATTTGTTTAACATCGAAACTAAATAAAAATCATTATTGACCGCCAAATTTATTGGCTGTATAGATGATGAATTGGCCTTAATTATTGGCCATTTGTGGGCATCAGCCTTTAGTGCTGCGTCAAAATTTAACGCCTAGAACTAATTTTTTTGTTTTAGTGTATTATCGCAATATGGCGATTTTGAATTACACCGACCTTGAGCGCTTTATGGGTAAAACTTTTACGGATACCCAGCAGGAAGCCGCGTCAATTATTTTAATGACGCTGGAAAATGAGCTATCTTACTACCTCAACAAGCCATTGTACGCTCAGGTCTTCACTAATGAAAAGCACATGCTCGAGATAGGGCAACGCCAAATCTTTCTGCGTAATTCACCAGTACGCAGCGTTACCGCGTTTAGTGTGGGGATGAATAACCAGATGGTTAATCAAGTAATTAGTGATTTTGATATTTACCCATGGGGGATTGACAATGTCAGAATTGCCGGACAAGGTTACATAGCTTTGGTTACCTACACAGCTGGTGTTTACGACTCGGACTCAGTGGTGCTGGAAAGGGTTCTTTTCACGGCAAGCGCCAGAGAGATGAGCAAATTCTTGGCTGACGCTCAAGGTCTTGAGAGATTGAATGTTGAAGGTACCGATTATGTTTTCGGCAACAAAGGCGAATCAGGGTTTACTGAACAAGAACTAAAAATGATTAGTCGGCTCAAGAGAAGGATAGTTAGGTAGACATGCGTGGGGCTACAACCCTAATTAAGGTTCGACACCACAATCCAAATTCTATTGACTACATAAATCAGTCGGAGGGAATTTGGACTGTCTTGGCCGACGATGTCAGTGTCTATGGCTCCGTACATCAAGACGCAGCGCGAGAAATAAATTCTGATGCTATCGGGCAGATTGGCGAAGAAAGAAAAATTGTTATACGTCTTCCTTTATCTACAGATATCGAGTATGGAGACTTGATAGTTTTAGAAAATTTGAATAGCGTACTGAATGGGACTTATGAAGTTGAGGGTATAGCTTTTACAAAAACTCATCTTCGTGCTTTTTGCAGAAGGTCGTTAAAGAATGGCTAAAAAACCTACTAACACTCAAAAAATTTATGCTGGCTTTGTCGGTGTAGAAAAAGCGGTTAAACAGTTAGTTCTTTCTGGTATTTATGAAATGCGCGCCGCCGCTGGAGAAATTGCAGATACCGGCGCCGGTGAAGTGCGTGAACTAATTAGTAAGCCCGGAACCCATAAACCCTATATCCATAAGGGTAAAATTCGTTATTCTTCAAGCCCTGGAAAACCTCCAGCCGCACAACCCGGGGAAACACTTCTACCATCAATTACTTCTCGAATAGTAAGTAAGACAAATCAAAATCCTGCAATAGCAGAATTTGGTTCGACATCGCCAATAGCAAAAGAACTTGAATACGGCACAAAAGATGTTGTGCCTCGCCCATTCATGCGCGTAGCAGCACTATCGATGAGAGGCAAAGCTGTGGACATAGTAAAAGAAAGATTAATTAAGGCTTATACAAGAAAAGCTATGAAGATAAATGCATCTTCAACTGTTGGCGTAGAAATGGATATGTGATGCCGACCTTCGTATCTATCCCTGCGGCCATTAGGAGCATTTTAGTTTCGGCTTCGCTCACTGGGGTTGGCTCTAAAATATTTAGAGATATTTCTCCACCTCAAACACCAATGCCCTACATAACAATTTCTGACGAACTAGCAAATCCGCCTTCACTTCTTGGTGATAAGAAAGTTCTAAGTAGGGATAGATTGGTACAAATTTCTGTTTGGCAAACTAGGCAGGCGGAAGACCTTGAGTTGGTTAATCAAATCCGCACGCTTTTAGATGCCGCCTCATTGAATTCAACCGAGCTTGTATATGGTTGCAGAGTATTTGACATTCAGCGGTTATTCGATTCGGAACATGATAGTGTTCTACACTCAATCACTCTAAGAATTCAGCAAAAGGCTTAATATGGCACTAACTACAGTGACGGTTACCGGAACTTATATCAAGACCGGTACTGGGCTGCCTCATGCCGGCACAGTTAGATTTATGCTCACAGCACCAATGCGTGATGCTGAAACAAATTTTATTGTTTCCCCACAAGAAATAAAAGTAACCTTAAATAATCAAGGCAGTTTTTCTGTCAATCTTTATGCAACAAACGATTTAACAGTAGAACCAAAAGGCGTAACTTACGAAGTTACCGAGCGTCTAGTCGGCGCATCTCTTCACAAATATTTTGTTTCTATTGATAGAAATGCTATTGATGGGGTTGTCCAGCTAGCTGACATTGTTCCCAATATTAATCCAGTCGTACAGTTTAACTATGCAACAGTTGAGTATGTCGACCAGCTAATTCGAGCAGTCCCAGCTACAAGCTTAACCTTTGCCCCCACCTCGGAAATTACGGCGACAAATGTTCAGGCAGCGATTGAACAAGTTAGAAGCCTGTCTAAATATGTACACGTTCAATCTCTCCCGTCGACCAGCTGGGTGATTACTCATAATTTAAAGTTTTTCCCTAATGTGTCAATTGTGGACAGTGCGGAAACGCATGTAATTGGGGAGGTTGTTTATAACTCGCTAAATCAATTGACGGTCGGATTTACAAGCCCATTTTCAGGGAAAGCGTATCTATCTTAGATAACCCTCTATAAATAACTGTCCGATATGACGTATTCTCTATGAGAGCGACTTTATTCGGAGGCCTTAAATGAAATTCGTAACAAATTTAAATCTCACCCAAAATCAAATTATCAATGGTCGTTTTGAGTCTGTTGCCTCCGACCCAAGCTCAGATAATTTTGAAGGTAGGTTAATTTACAACACCACTGAAGACACCATCAAAGTCTATACAGGCTCTGTATGGCGCAAGATGCTTCATGGGGTTACTAGTGCTGGTTCTGCATCAGAAGCCCTAACTATTTCCGAATCTAATGGCGCAATAACAATTACTCCGAATCTTGCAACATCATCTGATGATGGTGTTATGCCAGCAGCAGATAAGTCAAAACTGGATAATGCTTCTTCGGCCGATGGTGTCAATACTTTAGTTAAGCGCGATGGCAACGGTAGATTCCAAGCTGCATCCCCACTCGCCGACCTAGACGTCGCAAACAAGGGCTACGTAGATGCTGCTCGCACAGGGCTCGATGTTAAGG